AGGGCCTCTGTGTCCTCACATTGGATCGAAATCTCATTGTAGGGCTCTTTATGAAATTCTGGAGGCCATTCGATTTCATAAGTAGATCCATCTGCTCGATTTACTGTAAATTTTGTCACTTAGTTCTTCCTATAAATGCTAAATATAATCTTTTCCATAATGGAAAACGTTCAAACTTTTTAATCTCTTTTAGAAGATTAAGACTAGTATTCTTTAATTGTTTTTGTTTTTCTTTTAGTTTTTTGTTTTCTTGTTCTACTTCTGATATTGAATAATTTAGAGAAATTATTTGTTCTCTGTAAGGTGTGTCCAACACTTTTTCAAGAAATGGATCTACTACAAAATAAAAACTATTTCCCTGAATATTGAAATTATTTCTGTTGAAGAAATTTAAAAGAGTTTCACTATCGAAACTTAATTTCTTTATTTTTTGTGAGTAAATTTTTGATTTATTAATTTCAAGATTTGTATCTTCGTCAAATTTTAAAAATTTTATTGGTTCTGGTCTATCAAAATAAAGAAATTGCATTTCATAATCACTATAACTATATGCAACTTCATGTGTTAGTCTGAAAATATTTACTGGTTTCATTTAGATTTCTACTGCATGAATTACTAAGTCTTCTTCATTAACTGAACTTATTTTCCAGGTTTCTTTATAGTCACTTGATGGTAATTTAAACTCGTCACCAACTTTTGGAGTTTCATAAAAGTACACGATACCCTCGTCCTCTGGAAAATCATGTATGCAAATACAATAATAACCTATAAGCATCACCAATCCTCCATGTAGACACCTTTTTTTTCTACCCGATCTTCTAGTTCTCCAAGATTATAAGAAGTACTTTCTAGCTGTTCTTCTAGTTCTTGTATTCGGTTTTCCATTTTTTGGATTTTTGTTAAAAGTCTAGTGAAGAACATACAAGAATTATAAACATCCAATTCTGACAATTCTGATCTATGGTCAAAGTCGGTTAGCCTTACATCCAAGACATTAAAAGCACCTTTTTGGTCCTCATTAAGTTCAGGACCATCAAAAAACTGATCAATAAATTCTGAATCGAGCATAATTAAATCCAATCGGGTTTTCTAGAAGGAATTTTGAGGTAATTATTTTTTTACCCAGGGTTTTGTACTGATATACATTTTATAAGCATCGAATGTGTTGATGCGCTAATTTCTCCATTAAGTTTAATATGGAATCTTAGTTCTTCTAACGCGAGGGACATTCCATTAAAGTCTTCCATTCTACACTTCAGAGTCTTCCAGATCCTCAGATTCTTCTACCTCCACTGGATCTTCCATTTCTTCAGGATCCTCGGAACCAACACTCATTGCGGAGGTATCAGATGCATTATTGTAGAAATTACAATTAGAAACATTGGCCACTGGACCAGATACACTGGCCAAATCACAAATAGCCGAAATAGCCCTGGCGTTTTCTACTACTGCATTGGCTAGTGCAACTATGGCCTGGGATTCCTCATAAGAAATCCGAGTGGACTTATCGACATGGTTGCTTACATGAAAAAGGCTTTTAAGATTAGACATTATAAAAATTTATTGAACTTGCGTATAATACACCCTATATCCAAATCTGTCAACCACCCTTGTTACAATTCCTTGATTGTCACATACCCACTTGACTTTCTCTCGAATCGAGCCTAGAATCGGTTTGTCGGTTTGATAGGACTAGTATATTAATATTAAATAAACAATAAATATTTAAATAATATAGAAGCAATTCCCCTTCGGGGAATAAAGTCCGAAGGACTTTCAATTGCTTCTTTTTAATGCTTTGTATTATGACAGTCTAGAGATTGTCACATAGGCACTTGACTTTTATTTGGACTTCTAGTAGAGTTGGTTTGTTCCGAAGATGCGGGAGCTATATTCTATATTAATTAATAAATAATAAAGATTTAAAGAAGTTTCTCTAGTTTCTCTCTCATCTCTTTTACTGTATCAACATAACCCTGTTCTTTTCCTAATTTCTCTTCATAAGGATTAGAATAACTCAATTTGTTCTTTTGTCTAATGAATTTTTCATGATAAGAAATTAGATCTTGATCTCTACATTCACTTATTGTAATAATACGATCTTTTTGGATAATAAACATATCATCATCAGCAGTTTTTAGCCAGGGTTCAATTTTGTATCCATAACCATTGACTGTATTAATTGTACTGATAATTACCGGCTCATAAAGAAGAAGAAGATCTTTGTTGTCCTCTTCACATGGAGTTACTTTAGCAAAAATCTCTTCTCCGGAAATTAGCTTAATAGTTGCTGAAAACTCCATCTGTCCCATGCATCTTGTCTTATTTAGGGGGCTTGACAGAAGTTGCTTTTCATGCTACAATTTGGATAAATATCAGTTAAGAGCTAATATGATTACAACATCAGTAATGACAAAAAAGAAAAGACCAGTTCATTATGTAAATAATAAAGAGTTTCTAGATGCTTTGGTTCAGTATAAATTAGACTGTGCAACTGCCAAAGAAAAAGGAGAACCAAGACCACAAATTCCCAGATATATCGGAGAATGTTTTTTACAAATAGCCACCCGATTTGGTTTTCAAGGAAATTATGCAAATTATTCTTACAAAGAAGAACTAATTTCTGATGCTGTTGAAAATATGTCTAGATATATTCTCAACTTTGATCCAGAAAAATCAACCAACCCCTTTGCTTATTTTACTCAAATTACTTACTATGCTTTCTTAAGAAGAATTAAAATTGAAAAAAGAGAATCGGAGAAAAAGTCTCTCATCATTGAAAGACTGAACTTCAGCGAAGTGATGGTAGATGATGGAGACTACATGGATAATTATTCAGATTATTCTTCTATTCGTGATAATGTACACTTTAAGAATCGACTCTGATGGGATTTAGTGAATCTAAACAATTTAAGGTGAGAAAAGACAAAAGAAAAGTAATGATGGAAAAATTGTTTGAAAAGCTAGAAAAGTCTGAGGATCGGGCACTGCTATTACTATTGGTGCAGTCTTTTGAGGATGAGATCAATGGCTAAGGTGGCTTGTATTACCGACACACATTACTGCGCGAGGAAGTCGTCTAAACTCTTCCAGGATTATTTTGAGCTGTTTTATAAAAATGTCTTTTTTCCCACTTTAGAGGAAGAAGGAATTAAAACGGTTCTTCATTTGGGTGATGCCTTTGACAATCGAAGAATTATTGAATATGATGGTCTTGATTGGACTCAAAGAGTTGTTCTAGATCCACTAAAAAATTATGAGACTCACATGATCGTGGGAAATCATGATATTTTTCTAAGAAATTCTAATCGTATTAATTCTCCTTCTCTTCTTTTACAAGGATACCCGAATATTCATGTTTATTCAGAACCAGTAGAGGTTAATATTGAGGGCCTGGATGTTCTCTTTATTCCCTGGATCACAAGTGAAAATGAAGAGATTGTTTATCGGACGATTGAGAAGTCCAAATGTAGACTAACTGTAGGACATCTAGAACTCAATGGCTTTGTGGCCCATAGAGGACATGTCATGGAAGATTCTAGGGATGCTGATCCGTTCTTTAAATTTGAAAAGGTTTTTTCAGGACATTATCACACCCGGTCTGATAATGGAAAGATCTTTTACCTGGGAAATCCTTATGAAATATATTTCAATGATGTGGACGATGTTAGAGGCTTCACGATTCTTGACACGGAAACCCTAGAGCATTATCACGTTGATAATCCTTATAAACTTCATTACCAGATTGTTTATGATGAGGATCGAATTCGGGTCCCTAAAGACCTAGAAGGAAAGCTGGTTCGGGTTGTGGTCAGAAATAAAAAGTCAGTCAAGCTCTTTGAGCGATTTATTCAAAAGATCAATGATCAAGGACCATTTGAACTGAAGATTATTGAAAGTCTGGAGAATATTATTGATTCTTCGGCTATTGAGCAAATCGAATCAGAAGATACTATGAGTATTCTTCATTCTTATGTTGATGAATGCGATATCACTCTGGATAAATCTAAGATTAAAAATATTATTAATCAATTGTACGTTTCTTCAATGGATGCTGTCTGATGTACGTTATCGTTTCTACTGAGGGTCGAGAAAAAGGAGCCTTTTCGGTTATTAATGAATTGGACGAAAAGGTTATTTTATTCTTTGAGGATTTTGATGATGCTCATCGTTACATGATGATGCTTGAAGAAATGGATGTGGATAATCTAGGAATCGCAGAATATGAAGAGGAACTTCTTATAAAAACCTGTAAACTAGTCGGATTTAAGTATACTAAAATTAGTCGAAATGATTTTGTAGTGCCACCAGGATATAGTAATGCTGATCTTTAAAAAAGCCAGAGCCAAGAATTTTCTTTCTATTGGAAATTCTTTTCTTGAATATGATTTAAATGCTGATCATTTAACTCTCATAAGGGGAGCTAATGGTGCATCAAAATCAACCATAGCAGACATATTAACTTTTTGCTTATTTAAAAAGGCCTATAGACAAGTAAATCTCCCGCAACTAATTAATAATATAAACAAAAAAGATTGTGTTGCAGAACTGGAATTTCAAATCAATAAAACCGAATGGAAAGTTGTAAGAGGTCTGGCCCCGGCTGTGTTTGAGATTTATAAAAATGGCGAACTGCTTGATCAACATTCATCAGTAATTGAGCAGCAAAAATGGTTTGAGCAAAATGTCCTAAGGATGAACTTTAAGACGTTTACCCAGATCATTGTTCTTGGGACATCAAACTTTATTCCTTTCATGCAGCTCACCACCGGGGACAGAAGAGAAATTATAGAAGAGCTTCTTGACATAAAAGTATTCTCTTCAATGAACGTGTTGGTTAAAGACAACATAAAGGCCTCTAGAGATGCCATCAAGCTACTTCGCGTTAAGGAAGTTGGGCTTGAAGAAAAGCTAGAACTTCAAAAGCAGTTTATTGAACAGATCAAACAAAAGGACTCTGCGAATCTTCAGGATAAAAAAGACAAGATTAAAAAGTATCAGGATCTTATTTCGGAATTATTTACTCAGACCAAAGAACACGAAGAAGAAGTCAAAACACTTCAGGATAAATTGCAGGATTATTCCAAGGCCTCTGCCCAGCTAAAAAAACTCGGATCTCTTAAAGGAAAGATCTCTCAAAGAATTGAATCATTAAAAGAGAACCATTCCTTCTTTGAACATAATGATGTTTGTCCGACTTGTTCTCAGGATATCTCATCAGAGATTAAAGAAAAAAGACTCAAAGAATCCGAAGAAACTATTGAAGAAGTATCTTCTGGTTATTCGGATCTTTTGAATACGATTCGATCTGAACAGAGAAAGGAAAAGAAGTTTCTTGAGATTTCTCAGGAGATTAGTTCTTTAAATCAGACAATTTCTCAGAATCAATCAAGAATGAATCAATATTCTGGACTGATCTCCGAGATTCAAAATGAGATTAATGACTTACAAAAAGTTGATGATCTACAAGAAGAAAATGCCAAATTAGAATTCTTTTATGAAGAGCTTCATGCAGTCAAGAATGAAATTATTCAGACCAAAGAAGCCTCAGAATACTATGAGTTTGTTGGAAATATTCTTAAAGATGGCGGGGTTAAGACCGTAATTATCAATAAATATCTTCCTTTGAT